CGGCGTTGATTTATCATCCGGTATTATTACTGCTGGCGGTGGAGGAACTGGAATTAGGGTAGATGCAGACACAGTCTATCAAATAGGTAGAAGCAGTTTAGGCACAGTCAGCGACACCTTAACACTAGCCATTGCTGCCAAGAACGCTAACAAAAATGCCGTTGCGTCAATGACTTGGATTGAACAGAGATGACCTATAGAAAGTATATCAACATCGTAGAAGCAGCCAACAAAGGTTGTCCTGTTGCTACCTACGACATAGATGTTAACCTAAAGAATCGTCAAAAGGCTATAGACGAATATCACTACGGTCCTGCTAATCCAGACGAACCAGAATCATATTGGAAAGATGCTGCCAAGCGTTGGGGCATTACAGAAAAGACTGCTAAGACAATGAAGTGTGGTAACTGTGCGGCTTTTGATGTTTCAGACAAGATGTGGAAATGTATCGAAGATGGTATTAAAGGAGATGACAAGGCTGTAGATGCTATGGCTACTATACACAAAGCAGACCTAGGCTACTGTAACTTTCTACATTTTAAATGTGCGGGCGAACGTAGTTGTACCGCATGGGTAACGGGCGATGCCATAGATAACAAGGATAGAACTGAATAAAGGAGCGATTATGGAAAATTTTATTGATGATATTGAAGCATATAAAAGATTAAAACCTAGTTGTAAATGTGGTTGTTATCCTCACTGCGGCCATAGTTGTATGACTGACGATTGCGATTGCACAGAGTGTTTGTGTCATGATTGCGACGAAAAACGGACAAAGTACGGACAGAAATAATGTTCAAGAGACATCAAATAACATTGGTGTCAAATCCAGTATGTATTAGATCAGTGAGCGATCTCTTAGAAACCGATTTTCAATTCTACGATAAAGATGGATTTGAACTTAATATTGCAGAGCAGAAATACTATTCTGCTATGAAACATCCTATTGCTTATCCTATTCTAAATCACTGCTGCTGGCAAGAACCTTGGTTTGAATTAGATGATGAAAAAGTTTCAGATCTTATCTTAGACCATTCTATGTTTTTATGCAGATGTGCCTACGACCAAGAAGCCTCAGATCAACTTAAAAGTTTAAAAAATAAAATTCCTCTTGCTGATTATCTGCTCAGATCTAAGCGAAAATGGGGATTTGATTTTGCTCTAGATGCTGTGGCAGAAAACGGCACTATGTTCGAAGTGTTACACGTTGAATATGACAACTATGATTTCGAACATTTCAAAAATAGAATGTTGATATTTGAATGGACAGTTCGACACACAGATTGGAGAGATGCTGCTAGGCGAATCTGGGCTCGTAAAGATCAATGGGAAAGTTTACGAGGATTTGAGCAAAATAACTGGAAGGCTAACTATCTTATGAATTGGAATAAGGCAGAGTATACAGAGAAAACAATATAAATATACAAAGTTATTAAATTGGATTCTTTATGAAAAAACTACTACTATTATTATTGACTGTGCCCGTACTAGCACTAGCACAGAAAGCACCACAAGGTGTAACTTATGACGCTAAAATTGTGAGGGTAAATGACGGGGATACAGTTGTAATCGCAGCCCCGTTTCTTCCTGCTCCCCTTAAACCAGAACTTGCAATTAGGATCTATGGAGTCGATACTCCAGAAAAAGGATTCAGAGCCCAATGTCCTTCGGAGGATCAACGAGGACAAGCAGCCACAGCCTTTACCAAAAACGCTGTCGCTACAACCCAGAAGCATCAAGTTACGCTCTATGGATGGGATAAGTTCGGTGGTCGTGTATTGGGAGATATCATATTAAACGGTGTGAGTCTACGAGCCGAATTAATACGTAATGGCTTTGCTAGAGAATATTTCGGTGAGGCAAAACAAAGTTGGTGTAACTAATGAAACCAGAGTCCTATAAATTATTTGCTCAGTTATGTGAAGGCTATTTAGATGAAGCCAGTACTTCTTTGGATTTAATTACAGGAAGTCCCGGAGGAAAGGAAGTTGTCGTTGCGCTACACAAAGACATGAACTTGGCACATGATCAAGATTATCGTTCTGTTGAAAAGATTTCTTGGAGCGAACTTAAAGATGCTTATCAAGGAGCATGGGTAATTATAGTTGGAAGTAAAGGTACCGGTGCTATTAAGGCCAAAAGCGGCAGTTATGATGCAGTGGCCAGTGCAGGTGGACCCATCGATACAACTTCAGACGGACGTGGCGGAAACATTTTAGATTTTCTAAAGTCTAAAATAGGAAAACTACAGAAATTCTATGTAGGAAAAAATAGCAGTAATGTCGCTGATAAAAAACGCAAAAGGGCCGATTCTCAAAAGGGTCTTTCTAAGACCGTAGACCATAACGTCCTTGTAAAAAAGTTCAAACCACTATGGGTGAGAGCCATTAATACAGCCATCGCCGATGTTAAAGGGCACATTGCTAATCAGATTAAAAACGATGCTTTTGAAAAGGCCAAGAAAAAATTACACCATGTTGAAAGATTACAAAATGGTTTAGAAAGTCTTGAAGCAGGCAGTGCAGATACTCCGTCATTTATCAACGGTGCAGTACAAATGGCAATCTACATGGCGGCCAGTCATTACTATCCAGAACAGACGGGTAATATAACCAAAGGTTACAGCGACAATTATAGTACACAGTTTCCCGAAGGACCACAGCAGTTATTGAAAGATATTAGTGCCGGTGATACGAAGAAAATGGGAACTGTTCTAGGATTCTTTAAAAGGAATTTAATCTCAGGATGAAATTAGATCAAATAGTATTAGAAGCCAATGTATCGGCTAAGATTAAAGATCCCAAAACAGTAAAAATGTTAGGTATTGCCATGCGTCATGACAGCACATTACCTAGAGCAGCAGTGGCAAAATTAGGTCCTAAACCTGAAGATCAAGATTTATTACAATTATGGAGCGATCTTCTAGACGGTTCATTACGAACCACAGACTACGGCGACATCAGCCAAGACGGAAAATTTGATGAATGGCTGACTCGTATGTATATAAACGGAGTGGCTGATTACGAAGATATCAACGGCGAAGGCGGTGATGCTCTCGGAGCATGGAAGGCTCTAAGCCTTCGCGGCAAACTCAAAGAGAAAGATCAAGATTTTAATAAATTTAAAAACCTACGTCAAATTCAATCTATTGTTCAAAATAGAGAATATCGCGACGAACTACGCAAGATCAAAGATGCTGAAGTTATCGAAAAACACAAACGTGAAAAGAAAGAAACTACACTGATAGATGATGAAAGATTTTTAGTTACAGTTCCGTTTAATTACGGAGCATGTTATAATTTTAATAATGCCTACGGATTTAACGCCAGTTTCTGTACAGGATCGAGTTCAGGAGCGCAATGGTTTAGTCGCTATGCCGATGATGGTCCTATAATTTCTGTTTACGATAAACAAAACGGTGATGATGTCAACGGTAAGTGGCAAATTCATGCACCTACGAATCAAATTAATAACGGTAATCAAACTGTTCGTAAAGACGAAAAGTTCGCTGAATTGTTTCCAGGTCTAATGAAAAGAATCGCAGATGCACTACAAAGCAAAGGCGAAGAAATAAAAAATAATTCTGGGGATGTTGTTCGCGGTGGCTACGACATTGCTAGTGCAGTGGCTGATCTTAAAAATAAATTTCCTATAAGTTATAATTCAGGCGAAGAAGAAAAGAAAGATGAGGAACCAAATCCAGATGCCCAACCGGGTACATGGACAGTAACACAGATAAGTTCAGGACGTTCTGCTAGGATTGAAGGTGAAAACCTAGAAGATGTCCAGCGTAAAGTTTTAAATAGATATCCTGACTCCACTGTAGATGATTACAGATGGGAACGTCAGGAAAACTAACATACCCTAGGACCGTTGGGGTTATGTGGCCGGCTGCTGGCCCAACTGGAGGATTCGCTACCCTAAAGGTTGAAAGTGAGCATCTAAGTAAAAGCCATGAGAGTTGCGATTTTTGTTCACCAACCCGCCTGCTCAGTCGATTCGGCTAATGGCATTATACGAGCCCTTGACCCCTATTATTCTTTTAAATTATTTTCCCGAGACGAAGTCGAAGATACTTTTTTTGACAACGTAGATTTGGTATGCATTCCTGGAGGCATAGGAGATGCAGATAGGTTTGATACACTGATGAAATACAATGCCGAACATGTTACAAGATTTGTACAGCAGGGCGGCAAGTATCTTGGCATATGCATGGGCGGGTATTGGGCAGGCAAAGACTATTTTAGTATATTGAAAGACATAGACTGTGTTCAATATATCAGAAGACCTAACACAGATACAAGACGCCCACATCCTAAAGCCATGCCGATTAAATGGAGAGGACAAGATCATAAAATGTTTTTCTACGATGGCTGTGCTATGGTAGGAGATACGGCAAAGTCACAGATAATCGCTACATACCCCAATGGCGATCCTATGGCACTCATACAAAACAACGTAGGAGTTATAGGATGTCATCCAGAGAGCGAAAACTACTGGTATGAAAATTACTCGTGGATGCGCAAAGAAACTCAAAGAAATCATTCAGAATTACTTTTAGATTTTGTTTCTGATCTAATAAAACCCTAAATAATCCTTATAAATATTGTTCAAGGAGGGGCAAGCCATGAGACAGAAAAAACTTCTCAAAGAGTTGTACAAGGCCTGCTTCGACCACGACGCCAAGAAGATGGCAGAACTCAAGCGAGAAGAGTTCCAAAAAATCTTGAAACGCAAGGCCGAAGGCAAACCATTTACAACTAAATGGACTTTGGTTCAGATTTAATATTTGTAACTGATTTGTAATAATTTTTACAAATTTCTGCGGTAAATAGTGCAATGCAAAGAACTTACCGCAGTATCTTCATTTCAGACGTGCATCTCGGCACTAAAGACTGCAAAGCCGAGCAACTCAACAATTTTCTCAAACACAACACCTGTGATACTCTGTATCTCGTAGGTGACATTATCGATGCCTGGAAGATACAACAGAACAAATGGCGTTGGAAACAGAGCCATACCAACGTGGTACGCAGAGTATTAGGCCACAGTAAACGTGGTACCCGTGTTGTCTATGTAGCAGGTAATCACGATGAATTCCTAAGACCGATGATACCCTATGGTTTTAGTTTTGGCATGGTAGAAATACACAACCAAATCGAACACATAGGTGCAGACGGCAAACACTATCTCGTAGTACACGGTGACCTATTTGATGGCATCACTAGGCTAGCACCTTGGATTAGTTTTTTAGGCGACAGAGCCTACGACTTTGTCCTAATGTTAAATGGCAAGTTCAATTGGATCAGACATAAGTTAGGTTTTGGATATTGGTCTTTGAGCAAGTATCTCAAACATAGAGTCAAGAAGGCAGTAGACTTTATGTTCCAATTCGAAAAGAATCTAGCAGGCTATTGTAAGAAGCGTGGTTATGATGGCGTAATCTGCGGACACATACATCATGCTGAAATCAAAGAGATAGACGGTGTTACATATATGAATGACGGTGACTGGGTAGAATCATGTACGGCACTGATAGAACACTGGGACGGCCGTTGGGAAATCATAACTTGGACCAAGGAGCGAGATGATGTGGTTGATGATATTGATAGCGGTACACATAAACAATCCAAACGACATTCCGGGAAGAATAATGCTACAGTTTCAAACACAGCAGCAGTGTGAACAAACTTTGGCTACAATGACATATTGGTTGAAATTTGATTCATTTAAGGTAGAGGGTAGATGCCAAAAACAATCTTAATCGTTACAGATAATTTACAGGATCAGATAAATGGTGTGGTTACGACCTACAAAAATATTGAGACGATGGCGGTTCGGGACAACTATCGTATTGTATATCTTGATCCCGGGCGGTTCCGCTATGTTGATTGCCCTGGCTACAACGAAGTCAAGATTGCCTTTCCCCGGAAGGTGGGCAAGATACTTGAGGAGATCAATCCGGATCATATCCACATCGCCACGGAGGGTCCTGTGGGTCTGTGTGTTAGACAATATCTTGACAAACACGGTATTAGGTACAATACTGCTTATCATACTAAGTTTCCGGAAGGAATTAGAAAGTTATTTGGAATACCTGAAAGTATTACTTGGCCTCTAGTCAGATGGTTCCACAAGCACTCAGGTAAAGTACTGACAACAACCGATACAATGGTCAAGGAGTTACGTGCCCACGGTTTTGACGGTGAAGTGATTCCTTGGACTCGCGGTGTTGATCGTGATATATTCCATCCTGCACACAGAGAAAATGTGCCAGCAAAATATCTAGTGTGTGTAAGTCGTGTAAGCAAAGAAAAAAATCTTGAAGAGTTTTTTGAACTAGACTATCCAGGCTATCAAAAGATAATGGTAGGTGGCGGTCCTATGTTAGATGAATACAAGGCACAGTATCCCGATGTGCATTTTGCTGGCTACAAGACTGGCACAGACCTTGCCAGATATTACGCCAATGCAGAAGTGTTTGTGTTCCCTAGCCGTTGGGAAACATTTGGTCTAGTAATGATTGAAGCAATGGCATGTGGTACGCCAGTTGCCGCATATCCATGTCAAGGACCATTGGACGTAGTAGATGAAGGCATTACAGGTTGTCTTAACGAAGACCTCAAGCAGGCAGTTAAAGATGCACTGATGCTGGACAGACAACGTGTTTGGGAAGGTAGCAATCGTTGGACTTGGGAACGTGCCTGGCAGATATTTAAAGATAATCTAGTTTAATTTACTATCTTATCGTAGATCTCTTTCCAATTTTTCACACGTGGAATTTCTGGATGCTCATAGTCCATGTTGTGTCCATGCTCTACCAACAACGACTTCAAACCTCGTTCGTGCCCTGCAACAGCATTGGTAATCTTATCTTCAATCCACCAATAGCCTTTGCCCTTGTAAGCATCTAGAACATCGTCTTTGTCAGCACCAGTTTCTAGAATAATAAATTTAGTAAATGCCGTTTCGCCAAACAACTTACGCAGATTCATTTTGCGCAGTTCCTGGGCGTTTTCGTCAGCACTCATTGAAGTGATGCAGTGGAATACATATCCGTGTTCTTCATGCAGGCGTTTAACATAATACATAGCATCACGCAGAGGAGGGAGGAATCCCATGTGCGCTGATTCATTAAAAATCTTAATCAGTTTTTTTGCCTGTTCTTTGTCAATACCATATCGCTTGCCAATATCGTATTTGAACTGTGAATCCTCTTGTTTTTGGAAACCATGCTGTTCCATCCAAACGGAAAATGCATACTCCCAATCTAATAAAACGCCATCGGCGTCAGTTAAAATGATTTTTTTCATACGATTATTATATACTACTATAATTTCTTTGTCAACACCTGTGGCTGTGCCATAAATACTGGTCTACACATAGGAGGTCCAAGGATGGGACAACGTACACAGAGACAGCAGGCTATACAACAGGATTGGACCCTAAATCCTCGTTGGCAAGGAATCAAAAGACCCTATACAGCAGAGGAAGTCGTTCGCTTACAAGGCTCAAAGACTTATCCAAATCAGTTTGCTGTCGAACAATCAAAAAAACTATGGCGTATGCTTCTAGAAGAAGATTACGTCCATACACTAGGTGCCCTAACAGGCATGCAGGCCTTACAGCAGGTAAAAGCAGGATTAAAAGCCATATACCTATCAGGATGGCAAGTCGCGGCAGATGCAAACTTAGCCGGAGATATGTATCCTGATCAGAGTTTGTATCCGGCCGATTCCGTACCGGCAGTTGTACGCAGAATTAATAACACATTTGCTCGTGCAGATCAAACTCTATGGAGCGAAGGTGGAGAGCGTGATTTTTATGCGCCTATAGTAGCAGATGCAGAAGCAGGGTTTGGGGGTGTGTTAAATGCCTACGAACTTATGAAAGACATGATCGAGGCAGGTGCCGCGGGTGTCCACTTTGAAGACCAACTGGCTAGTGCTAAGAAGTGTGGTCATATGGGAGGGAAAGTCCTTGTACCAACTAGAGAAGCAGTCAATAAACTTGTTGCCGCTCGTCTCGCTGCTGATGTTATGGGCGTGCCTACTCTTGTTATCGCTCGCACTGATGCCGAAGCCGGTAACCTTATTACTAGTGATATCGACGACAACGATAAGCCTTTTCTTACTGGTGAAAGAACTGTCGAAGGTTTCTATAGAACCCGTAACGGTCTCGAACAAGCCGTCAGCAGAGCCGTTGCCTATGCAAACTACGCCGATCTTGTATGGTGTGAAACAGGGAAACCTGATCTTGATTTCGCAAGAAGATTTGCAGAAGAAGTTCACAAACACCATCCGGGCAAAATGCTAGCCTATAACTGTTCACCAAGTTTTAATTGGAAGAAGAATCTGGATGATGCTACTATCGCCAAGTTCCAGCGTGAACTAGGTGCTATGGGGTACAAATTCCAATTCATCACCCTAGCAGGATTCCATAATCTTAACAATGGAATGTTTGAACTAGCGTACGGCTATGCACGTCAAGGTATGACTGCTTTCGTAGAGTTACAAGAACGTGAGTTCGCTAACACCGCCATAGGCTTTGAAGCAGTTAAACATCAGCGTGAAGTGGGTACAGGTTACTTTGATCTTATTACCACAACAGTCGAAAAAGATGCATCAACACAGGCTCTCAAAGGCTCAACAGAAGAGGAACAATTTCATTAATGTTAGAAACAATCTGTGACATTTTAGTAGAAGCATATAAACGTAATTGGATTACGAGTAGAGATGGCAACATCTCTATTCGCCATCATGATCGTGATCATTTTTATGTTACACCCAGCGGTGTGCGTAAACAGACCATGCAACCAGATCAATTTAAAAAAATAAAAGTCAATAAATTTATCTGTCGAGGGTGCGGCGAAAACGGTAAAGATCTTCTACAATGGTCATGGGAAGAAATGCCTTACAGCGATATTAGTAAAGGTCTAAAGCCCACCGGTGAAATGCCCTTACACTTTGGGCTACAAAAATCTATTCATACAGATGAAGTTAGAGTTGTAACACACATTCATCCAACTTATTGTGTGGCCGCAATGCATGCCGGTATTGAACTCAGCGAACTGGTAAAACACTTTCCAGAACTGAGTCGTTACACTCGTGTTGCTCCTAATGTAGGTGACGTACCACCTATCAGTCAGGAACTAGGAGATCAATGCCATGAAAAGTTGGGTTTAAATTCTGAGACAGGCGAGATTAAGTACGATATAGTGGGTATCAAAGGACATGGAGTCGTGGCCATAGATCAATCGCCATGGCGGTCCTTTGAACACATAGAGCGTTTAGAACACATCTGTAAAATAGTTCTAGCCTCAGGGAACTATTAATAAATGTTAACAATAATCTATACCTTGGTGATGGTACAAATCACCATAGCCTGCGTTACTCTCTATTTGCATCGTAGCCAGGCACATCGTGCAGTGCAGTTTCATCCAGCGGTCGCACACTTCATGCGTTTCTGGCTATGGCTGACCACAGGTATGGTCACAAAAGAATGGGTAGCCATACATCGCAAACATCATCAACGCAGCGATCAAGAAGGTGATCCACATAGCCCGCAGATCTACGGTATATGGCGTGTGCTGTTTGGTGGCGCACTCTTGTATGCACAGGCAGCAAAAAATAAAATACTTCTAGAAGAGTTAGGCACAGGCACCCCCAACGATTGGATAGAAGAAAACTTATACACCCCGCACAGTCGCCTAGGGATTCTTATAATGTTGATCATAGATCTTGTTCTTTTTGGCCCTGTGGGATTTGTGGTCTGGGGTGTCCAGATGCTGTGGATACCTTTATGGGCTGCAGGTGTGATAAACGGACTCAGCCACTGGTGGGGATATCGCAACACAGATACCAAAGACACTAGCCGCAATCTATGGCCTTTGGCAATATGGATAGGCGGTGAAGAACTGCATAACAATCATCATGCTGACGGTGCCTCTGCTAAGTTCAAGCAGCGTTGGTGGGAAGTTGATATAGGATGGTGTTACATCAGCATACTTAGATTTTTTAGATTAGCCAAAGTCAGATAATAAGAAAGGCCCCGAAGGGCCTTTCTTTTCACTATTAATTAATAAGACGCTATGCGTCAATAAATTTATTTACTATGTGAATTATTTACAAATGCGTACATCTTTTCAGCAGTTTCAAGAACCTTATCTAGTCCTGGAAATTCAGGCATTTTAACTGATGTAACAATCTGTCCAGTCTTTTCGTTACGCTCTGCACTTACTTCCCAACCCTGCCATTTAGCATGAAAGTCTTGTGCAACTAGATCCTTTGCCATAGCAAGAATCTCTGTGCGGATTTCATATCCGTTCTTATTAAATTTAACTTCAGGCATTTTAACCTCTGGAAAGTTGATTCCGTTGTTTGACATAATATTCTCCTTGTGTGTGTTAATGTGTCAATTATTCTGCTTTGGGTTCTACTTTGTACGGAGCAGCAGATTCTCCTTTCTTAGGAAACATTACCTTAGACAATGATTCCACAGAATACTTAGCCAGTTCAGTAGCATTATCTGTCAACATCAGAGCAAATTTAGTCTGAGCATCGATATAAGCGTGAGCGGCTTTATTTAATGTTGGATCTTTAAAGATTTGATTTGTGACGATCTTTTTAGTATTTTGAAAAGATTCGATATAAAATGCGGGTGAAAACATAACTCCTCCTTGTGTGTTTGTGTATGTATTACTATATATGCCTAGAGGAAAGAAATCAAGACTCAACATGAACTAAAATCTCCTATCTTGTTCTATCAACTCTATAAATCTGGCACAATCTTCCCAATGATAGAATCTTTTTACAACTTTGGTGTTGTATGGTGTAAAACTCTTAAGAATAAGGTCTTCCTCTGTAAATTGTGCTACAGAAGTTACATATCCCCACTGATTCTTCCACGGGCCCCATAATTGATAGGGTACTTCTTGAAACTGATTAAACATTACTTGCTATTCAGCATGAGCCTTCTTGCTTCTTCGTACCTGCCCATTCTAGAAAGGGTAGCAGCGGCTCTGGCTTTGCCTAATGATTCGGCTAGGTCAATTAGATAATTCCAAAATTTCATAGTATAATCCTCTGTAAGTGTGTAGCAAAAACTAATGGTTTCTACTAATTTTATTTAGCATAACTATTAAGCAGAACCAATTTTTTAATTACCCGCAAAACACAATAAATAACTAATAGAGTTATTGGATATGAAAATCAAAACACGATCAATCTTACAAGAATTAAACAACTTTGCCCATACACGCAATACAGAATTGCTTATGGAAAGCAGGGCCACCAACATTATTAATTCTGCTATAAATCTTATCGAAAGTTTATATGCGAACTATGACGAAGAAACAGCAGGAGAACTAGAAAGGCGCCTAATTAACTCAATCAAAGGTAGAGATTCTCAGCGTTTTGTACGCGGTATTAGAAAAGTAAACACTACCACACCTAAATTTGACAAGGAATAATATGGGCACTTTACTTGAAGGCGGAAATGTATTCAAAGACGATGCTGGTGTAATTCTAACTAAACGTATTGCCAAGGCAGATGTCGTACCCACAGTACAATGGTTAGAAACTGTCACAGGACTAGAACTAACAGATCACATGTTAGGAACTACAGGTAAAAAAGAATCTAGCGGCGACTTAGATTTGGCCATTGATGCCAATGAAGTAAACAAAAACGAGTTCGCCAATGCACTGGGCGAATATATTAAAAAGCAAGGCGGGGATCCTAAAGAGTGGATCAAAAAATCTGGAATTTCTGTTCACTTCAAAACCCCTATCAAAGGAGATCCTGCTAACGGTTACGTTCAGGCAGACTTTATGTTTGGCGAACGTGATTGGATGAAATTTTCTATGACAGGAGGGGTTGAAGGTAGCCCTTACAAAGGCGCACACCGTCATATGTTATTGAGCAGCATCGCCAAAGCACGTGGCATGAAATGGAGTTTTCAAAACGGTCTTGTAAACAGAGATACCAATGAAGTTATAACCAAAGATCCTAACGAAATCGCTAAAAAATTATTAGGACAGATGGCTAGCCCAAAGAATTTAGAAACTGTAGAAAGTATTGTAGACGTTATTATAAAATTGCCTAACTATGAAGAACTGGTAGCAGATGCTAGAGAAAGTTTATCTAGAGATGGTGTAGAATTACCTAAGTCAAAACAAATTGAAAGTTATCAAACAGGAACCGTAGCATGGTTCCGTAAAATGATTGAAGCCGTTAAATGAGAGCATTTGAAATCATAACAGAGAAGTGGAGCGAAAAGTATAAACGCTCGATTAATTGTTCTAATCCCAAGGGTTTTTCTCAACGTGCTCATTGTCAAGGTCGTAAGAAAAACGAATCTGTAAATGAAGCCGAAGCACCTAAACAATTAGGCCGTGCGTTTAATCATTTAGAAGACCTCGTTTTCTTCCAAGGTACAGCCGGAACACGCGAAGCACTACAGCACATCAAAGACATTGGTACACCAGAAGGATCTGAGACTATCCGTATGAAGTGGGACGGTAACCCACAGATATACTGGGGCAGAGAACGGCAAGGAGGTCCTCTATTACTAGGAGGACACAATGGTTGGAGTCGTGGTGCAAAGACAGATAGTCCAGAAGCAGTCAAGGACTTCATTGCTAATAAAAGCGGCTCACCAAAAACTCCAGAAGAAAAGTCTGAGCGCGAGAGATTTGCTTCAGAATTCGCAGGTTTATATTCGTTATTTGATGCCGCTACTCCTAAAGACTTTGTGGGATTTGTGTATGCAGACGGATTATTTTTACAAAAGCCTTCGATCGATAAAGAAGGTGTTTACACATTCTGTCCTAATCCTAAGAGTCAAACCTGCTATCACGTAAGAGCAGAATCTGAACTGGGTAAAAGAATTTCCAAAGCACAGGTCATGGTAGTCGGACATGCTTTCTTTCCTGATTGGGGTATGCCTGACTCTGCTCAAAAACCTATGTCAGATTTCAACCAATTTAACAGTAATCCTAACCTTATAGTTTTAGGACCAGTGTTTAACAAAAAACCAGTAAAAATTGATACTGGTGCAGTAGATAAAGTAGAGAAGTATCTAACACAGCACTCGCAACAAATTGATAATTTTTTAGCCGACATGCCCGGACTTGCTGATTTAAAAAATATAATCTATACCTATGTCAATCAAACAGCCAAGGCAAAACAATTAGACAACCTAAGTGCAAATCATTTTAACGATTGGTTAGGTAAATCTAAAGTAAGTCCAGGAAAACAGCAAAAAATACAACAAAAAGCGCAGGTGAATCCTAATTCTCTAGAAGCCATTTTCACTTTGGTTAAAATGATACAAAACATGAAAGACGAAGTAATTGATCAGATCGAAGGCGAGCAGGGTGACATTTGGGATACACAGGGCGAAGGTCGTGTACGCTATGCGGATCCTAACAAGCAGTTCGGTAACGTAAAACTAGTGCCGCGTAAACGTTGGACACCGGCTTAAAAAACAGCCGTATCCTCCTATTTTCTTCCAAACCAAATAAATAAATTTGCCAGTCCCTGAGCGGGACTATTGATTAGAGGAGAAAATATCATGGCAGACGTATCATCAGTAACAGTTGGCTCAACAACCGTAGGCGCCAACTAC